AGCAACCTAGGTGCTAGTTTTGATGTAAGTGTTTACAACAGCACAACAGCAGAGTTTGAAGCAGTAAGTGCACCTTTGTATGCAAATGATCGTAGTGCTCTAGCAGATCTAGACAGCACAGGCGGTGAGCTTATTGCTGTTGGCACATATTATGTACAGTATGATGTAACAGAAAATGACACAGCAACTTACAAATTGTTCCGCAGATATGCTGCAGGCGATTTGAATGTTACTGGCACAATCAACAGTGCTAACCCAATCACTGGCAGTGAAACATTCACAATTCAAGCCAGTGTTGCAAACAGCACCACACTTTCGACTGCAGTCAGTGTCACAACAAGTGGCACAACACTAGCAGATTTGGCAAGTGACATCAATGGTGCCAATGTAACCAGTGTAAGTGCAAGTGTAAACAGTGATGGTTATTTGGTTATCACACACAGCCTAGGCGGCGTTATTGTGCTCAAAGACACAAGTGGTACACCAATTGCAGATGCAGGCATTAGCACAAGCATCACCACTGGACAGGTTCGTGCAGGTAACGACAGTAACTTGATTTTGAGTAACTGGGTTGCACCAACATACACAGCAAGTGCAAGTTCACCAAGTGCTGATCCAACTGATCTACAGCGTTGGTATCACAGTGGTTTTGAAGCAGACATTATGATTCATGATGGTACAACCTGGAAAGGTTACCAGAACGTAACAAATGATGCCCGTGGATTTAACCTAGGCAACACCAGTCCAGCAGGACCAATCTTTAGCACAACTGAACCTACTGCACAAAGTGACGATACTGCTCTGGTTGTAGGTGATCTTTGGATTGATACAAGTGATTTAGACAACTATCCAAAAATTTATCGCTATGAAACAGTTAGTGGTGAAAATCAGTGGGTGTTGATTGACAACACAGACCAAACCACAGAAGATGGCATCTTGTTTGCAGACGCACGTTACATGGGCGACACAACAACAGATGTTGTTACAGGCACAGTGCCAACAATTGCTACACTGCTTACAAGTGATACAGTTGATATTGATCGTCCAGATCCAACAATTTATCCACGTGGTATGTTGTTGTTCAACACACGTCGTAGCACTTACAATGTAAAGCAGTTCCGCAGTAACTACTTCTCACGCACAAACTTTAGTGACACAACACTTTATCCAACACTTCCAACAGAAAAGGATGCATGGGTAACAGTAAGTGGCAACAGAGATGATGGTAGTCCATACATGGGACGCAAGGCTGTACGCAATATCATCGTTAATGCAATGAAGTCAAGCCTAGATGCAAGCACTGATCTACGTGAAGACAGTCGTGCATTTAACTTAATTGCTGCACCAGGTTATCCTGAACTGATTGCTAACATGGTAAGCCTAAACAACGACAGACGCAACACAGCATTTGTTGTTGGGGACAGTCCAATGAGACTAGCAAGTGGATCAACTGCAGTCAGCAACTGGGCAACCAATGCCAACAGTGCAGTAGTTGATGGTGAAGATGGACTAGTAACTAGTGATCCATATTTGGCAGTGTTCTATCCTAGCGGTAGAACAAATGACTTGAGTGGCAACAGTGTTGCAGTACCAAGTTCACATGCAGCGTTAAGAACAATTATCCGCAGTGATGATCAAGCGTTTCCTTGGTTTGCACCAGCAGGTACACGCCGCGGCTTACTAGACAATGTTACAAGCATTGGTTATGTAAACAGCACCACAGGTGAGTTTGTTGTAGACAACATCACAGAAGGACTACGTGATACACTGTACAGCAACAGAATCAATCCAATGACATTTATTAATGGTTATGGTTTGATGAACTATGGTAACAAGACTCGTGCTGCAACAACAAGCAGTTTGGATCGCATCAACGTTTCAAGACTAGTTGGTTACTTGCGCAGAACACTGCAGGATTATGCTGCAAACTTTGTGTTTGAACCTAACGATAAGATCACCAGAGATGAAATGAAAGAAGGCATTGAAGGTATTCTTAACGATCTAGTTGCCAAGCGTGGCGTATTTGATTACTTGGTTGTTTGTGATGAAACCAACAACACAGCCGATAGAATTGATCGCAACGAACTGTATGTTGACATTGCTATTGAGCCTGTTAAAGCAGCAGAATTTATCTTTATTCCGATTCGTATCAAGAATACAGGTGAGATTGCAGCAGGTAACATTGCAGCGGCACAATCAGTGTAAAACACTTCATAATATATCTAAAAAGAGGGGTCTATCCCCTCTTTTTTTATGATCATGCACTTGACCCCTATTTTTTTGTTTGCATATTACGATAAATACTTTATAGGAAACAAGGAGATTGATTGATGTCAGTATCATCACTTAGTAAATTTACTGTCCCACTAGATAGTGACCAAAGCGCCAGCAGCCAAGGTCTGCTGATGCCAAAACTTAAATATCGCTTCCGTGCGGTATTTGATAACTTTGGTGTGTCTACACCAAGAACAGAACTTACAAAACAGATTATGGACATCACACGTCCTAGTGTTAACTTTGAAGAAATCCAAATTCCTGTGTACAACAGCATGGTAAAACTTGCTGGCAAGCACACATGGGAAAACATCACAGTTAACCTACGTGATGATGTGAATGGCAACGTTGCCAAACTAGTTGGTGAGCAACTTCAGAAGCAATTTGACTTCATGGAGCAGGCTGCAGCCAGTGCAGGTATTGACTACAAGTTCATCATGAAGTTTGATATCCTTGATGGCGGTAATGGCGCAAGCACACCAAGTATTTTAGAAACATGGGAAATGTATGGTTGTTATTTGCAAAATGCAAACTACGGCGATTTGAACTATGCAACAAATGATCCAGCAACTATTGCAATGACAATTGCATTTGATAATGCTGTACAGACACCACTTGGTACTGGTGTTGGTGCAAGTGTAGCACGAGGAACCGGCGTAACAATCACCGGCTAATAGGGACATAAGCAGGTGGCTATTACTTCTAACATCAACAATTTCCTTAAGCCTATAGGCGCAAACAACAATGGTATCCGAGACTATGATCATGCGTCTCGGACCTTTCGTGCTAATGCTTATGCATTACATCCTCGCCTATCAGCACTGTATCTATGTGTGTTCAACTTTGCACCAGATGTTGCAAATAGGTTTACCAACGAAGACAAAATTGAACTGCCATTGATGGTTAAAGCAGTAGACTTGCCATCATACAGTATTGATGTGCAAGATCACAATCAATACAACAAACGTGTGTACAGTCAACACAAAATAGAATACGGCGATACTCGTGTAACGTTCCATGATGATGCCAGTGAACTGGTGTTAAAGATGTGGTACAACTACATGACACACTATTATCTAGACAGTACATACAGACTTAATGATTTCCAAGTGCGTGATAGATACACAGCACGAAATGCAACTGCATTTGGTTATGCAAACGGCAACACAAAGTTTTTCAGCAGCATACAAATTTATACTTTGTTTGATGGTAAGTTTAGCGAATATACACTGGTCAATCCTATAATCAGTGCATTCCAGCATCCTACACACACAGCAGGCGATTTTGCTCCTATGGAACACACCATGACTGTGAAATACGAAACAGTGTTGTATGGCAGTGGTGTTGTTGATGATGCTAATCCTAAAACATTCATCAACAACTTGCATTATGATACAACTCCAAGTCCATTGGGCAACATACGTCCGGAAGTAGACAACTTGGGTCCATTTGGCAGTTTGTTTGATGAGGACAGCATCTTTAGACAAATTGGTAACACACTAGACAAACTGGATCGTATTGTACCCGGAGGCACTGACCTGTTGATTGGTAAACTAAATCAAACGCTGGGCACAACAAGTTTGTACAATGAAGTAACACCATTGGTTACAAGTGCAATCAAAATCAAAGCAGGTGATGATCCTATTTCTGTGTTACAAGGTTTGCAGAGTGTAGAAAACGACAACTCAAATGTGAACATTCCGCAAAACATCACCAGCAACAGCACAGTGATTGGCAACAACAATTATGTGGCACAGCAGTCTACTGATCTCAACATTGGCAACACAATTGTACAGCCTACAAACTACAACAGTTCAGCCAATCCACGCAAGTTAAGTGACATCTATCTCAGCAGAAACGATCCACAACCTGTGGTAAACAATGCAAACCTTGCCATAAAGAAACTGCAGTTGGAAGGTAAGATAACCAGTGTGCAGGACAGTCTCAACAAAGCAGCAAGTGGTGCTGCACCATTGACTGCAGAACAGACCACAGCCAAACGCAAAGAACTATTAGACACAACACAACAATACACCAACTTGAATGGTCCAACTGCACTACAGAGTTGGCAAAACAAAAGTGGTGTAAAAGTAGATCCTTATGTTGGTGTTGGTCCTAAGA